TGAAAAAATGAGACGTAGGCTTCATGGCATGTGGCGTTCGAGAACTATGTGGTTCTCTGCTATATTGTTTTTACTTGGTGCTATCTCTGATAACTCTACGTACATTCAAGACTTGCTAGATCCTAAAATCTACAGCGTCTCAATGTTTGTTATTGGTATCATTATTAGCTACTTAAGAGCCACAACTACTAAACCATTGGATGAAAGATAATGTTTCCTATATCGGTGCTTAATTATGTCAAGATGGGAATTTGTGTATTACTGTTGGGCTTTTGTTATTATCTTGGCTATAGTCGTGAGCATAATAGACTCGTCGATTTTCAACATGTGGTTAGACAACAAGCAGATATCCAAGAAGCAAAAACAAAAGAAATCATTGAACAACAAAAAATAACTACGGATAGGATTACTAATGATTATCAAACTGAGCTTAATCGCATTAACACTATGTATAGTGGGTTGCTCCACGACGGTAGTTCCATCAGTCTGTCCAAACCCAGCAATACCCTCGTCAGCATTAATGGCTACACCACAGACCCTGTATTTGCTGCACAGTGCTCCGCTACCACTCAACAACTCGTCTCCCTCCAAGATTTTGTTAAAGAGCAATTAACTTTAAAATAAGTCAAGACGGTACGAGGGTATTCAAGAACCTAGTGATTTTCCGTCTTTCTAACTAGGGCATCAACGAATTGGCAGGCGAGTTTGTAACCCCTCACTTTTTCTTACAAAATTTCCCTATCGGTAACTTTTTTATACTTTTGCACACTTTTTATGCAAATCTTCCCGAACGGTAAACTTTTTCTTACAGAGTAGAATAACTTTACAATCAGTACGTTATAACTTTACAATTGATAGTTTTAACTTTACAATACAGGCTATAGTCGATATTTGAACAATACAGGCTATAGCCGATAAAAAGTAATGTCACATGTTTGCATGACTTTTCTTTTTATAATCATAAGGTTACAGCATTTTTTCTTGGAGGTGCTGTCCGAAATGTGTATAACTTTTTAAGACAATAATTGTGTAATATACTACACAAAAAAAGACCTCCACGAATGGAGGCCATAAAGTACAACTACCGAGAAACTATTCTGGATTGCCAAAAGGTTGCAACTCTCTAAACATAGGTAAGGTCTGAATCTCTAAGAACTTATCATTCAAAGGCTGTAACAGTTTAACTAAGTCGTTCCATAGAACCATAAACTGTACAGCATCCATTTCTTCAAAAGACTTAGCCTCTTCCATACAACGTTGCATAATCAATGGTTGAACCTGATCAGCCATGTTTAGCACTTCGTTAAGTCGCTTCATGCCAAGCATAAAATCCTGTTTATCTATCATTTTTTATCCTATCTAAAATATCTAACTTCTGTTTGTTGGACATAACATACCATTTAGAAAGTTCCTGCCTGGTTCGTTTGCATCCTTTACATACGTCTTGTATGTCGAGGGTACAGATACCGTTGCAAGGAGATTTGACTTCCATCTCCAAGCAAGGTTCCAATTCCACAGGTTTAGTGGTGGACAGTCCCATGGACTTACTTCACGGGACATACGCCACCAGCACACTCTAAATCGCCTTCAAAGGAAGCATCTTCCACTTTGGTAATCAAACGTGTACTAGCAACTAAAGCATCATAGGCTTCTTTTGTAATCTCTTCTAATGGGGCTTGTTGGAAGCCGTGTTCATTATGAAGCAAGAACGAAAGTGACTTATGATTGTTCTTATAGTTCTTTGCCAAATACTTCTTAATCTCTGGCAACTCTTCTTTCTTGTAGTACACAGTACAGCTAACGCTATTGTCTGACCAGTTCTCTTGCAACCATTTAACTACTTCTAATTGGTCGATAGCAGTCATCTCAGCAGCAATCTTAGTACCTTCAGGATAAGCGAATGGGAATGAAACTACCATTGTGCTATGGTCATCAGTACCATCAAAGTTACGCTGGAACTCTACAGGGTATCCATGCTCACGACATACTTGCACTAAGCTATGATCTGCAGCGATACGAATACGACGAATCATGTAGTGACTGTAAGCAGGATGGCAACCTGAAGTTACACCTGGCAACAAAGACAATGTACCTGACGGCTTAACTGTAGTGAGCTTGATAGACTCAGGGAAGCCATGCTTAGCAGAATACTCTTTATCAAACTTACGTAATCTTCGTAGGCTTCTTTTAACCAAGAGCGTTGTTCATCACTAGCTTGGAGAACTCCAGTAACGCCAATACCCATACGCATATTTTTATGGACAATATCGGCTGTTTCCTGTAGATGGCAAGGAAGAGAAAGACTATGCTTGTTAATGCGATAAAGGAGTGTACAGACATCAATGAACTCTTTTTTAGAGGTAATGTTAGATAAATAAACTTCGGCTAAACAACAGGTTTCAAAAGCAGCCAAAGACTGCTCAGCACAAGGATTATAACCCTGCACATTTGGATCAGGATAATTAGTATCACCCAGCCTGCCGATCTTTCGAGAAAGACGCAAGTTGATAAGGCCATACGGCTCACCTTTGCCTTCATAGCCGTCCCAGAAGTATTCATGCAAATCTTTAATATCGTTACAAACAACAGAGTTGTTAGACATAGCTCGCCAAGAAGGAATATTTCCCATATCCCAGCGTTTTGCAAGAAGATACTCAACATCGTCTGCGTCTCCAATAGCAATCTGTGCTGACGTCGTACGTTACCTGCTACAACGATTGCACCAATAATATTCATAATGTCCAAGCAGTCAATAGGACGTAGCTTCTTGCCTGCACGTTTCTCAAGGATAGTACTTACCTTAGCGATACCATCACAGAGGTCTTCAGGGCCTGATGCAGTGCCTCCAAATCCTTTGATGGCAGCACCACGACCACGTACTAATACTGTGGAGTAAGTAAAAGTAGGCTTCTTGTCACTTAAGAACGCTGCTTTGAGCGTTTTGCCAAGGAGACTGACCCAGCCTTCCCTCGAATCAGGAACAATAAAGTCTGCATCAGCAGTATCCAAACGAGTAGGGGCGGTAAAATTAATATTGACTTCAGGAAGTTTCTCAACGTTTTTCCTTTGAATGTTATAACCAACGCCTGAACCTAACATCAATAAGTCCATAGCCCAAGTGAAGGGACGTACAGGATCATCAATAACAGTAAACGCACAGTTCTGTAATGAAGCAAGACCTAACTTGCCTACAGTGTCTGTACCTAACTGCCACAAGAAGCGACCTGCTACAGTGCCTTTTAATTCCATTAAATACTTACGAAGACGCTCTTGCTCTGCTTCGGTAAAGCCACAACCTAATTGCTCATTTGCTGCTTTGATTACACGCTCAACAGTTTGAGGAAACTCTTCTGTCTTGCTGGTGATGTCTGCCTCGTCTAAGCGACGTGCATAAGTTCTTTTATAGGTAATATATCCTACGGTGCTAAAAGGGGTGTTGTACATTTATATCCTTAGTGTCTTGTGTTTTTCTTATATTTTTCCATCATCATTGCATCTGCCATTTTATAGCAAAACTCTGCCATAAAAGTACAGTATTCTTCATCATCACTGGCAGGGACTCCTGCTGCTGATATTGCACCTGAAAGTACTGACGTAGCGAAGAAGTCTCGCAATCCAGGTATCTCAAAACTCTGCCATAAAAGTACAGTATTCTTCATCATCACTGGCAGGGACTCCTGCTGCTGATATTGCACCTGAAAGTACTGACGTAGCGAAGAAGTCTCGCAATCCAGGTATCTCTCCTTTATGGGAGGCCCCATATCGTGCAGTGGTTTTTTATCACTCATTATCATCTCCTAGTAGTTGTTCAAAAAAATCAAATTTATCTTCTATTATATCAGCAAATCTTTCTGCTAAGTCTTCTGTAGTAATGCCTAAAGCATCCACTGCATCGAACTCATCGAGCTGCTTGAAACGATAGATGATATCAGTTAGTGTCAAACTCATCAATCATCCTTTGGATATACCATACAGCTTTCTTTAAATCTTCAGTACCATTCTTGTATCTCCAACGCCACAAGTATTTAATTGCATTACCTGTACACATTGCTTCCATGCCTCTGAGTTGCTTAACAGCTTCAGCAATGGCATCAATACATTCAATATCTCCTTTAGTATAATGAGCAGGAGAGTTCACCATATCTACTTTATGACCAGGAGGATAATAAGTGAATTGAGCACCTTCTCCATAAACAGTTGTGTTTTGTGCCATACAGTCAGGACAGAAAGCATGGAAAGTTGTGTTATGAATACTACACTGCATGCTTTACCTCTACTGATGCTTTGATCGACTTTGTACCCTGAGACCAGCTTCCGCAATCTCTGCACTGATACCGTTGATAAGTTCCAGTAGACGAGACAGCAGTGCCACGCTTTTGTAATCTATGCCCAGCACAGGTGGGGCACACAGTACTATCGGCATAAAGATTATGATTAGGATGAGATTTGATCCATGGAAGAAGACGGCAATACAAAGATTCAAGCAAAACGACATCTTGAATGTTATACGATTCCATACGTTTCCAAGCATCTTTATCTCCGTTCATGCACTTGACCCAGAGGTCATGGCCTTCGTGTTCTTGCTTGCTTCCAAGTCCTAATCGTTGAGCTACGTAGTCCAGCTTGTTACTAGGAAAACGGAACTGGCTACGAGCAACACGCAAAAGATCAATCTGTTTATAAGGCGATGGTGGAGCATAACTATGTAGTAAGAATTCCTTGTTAAGAGTAGGAATGTCAAACTTAGTACCGTTATAATGAATGACTGCGTCTGCAGAGTCGAGAAGGTCATAGATTCCTTTCAGCATCTTCTTAGGTTTTGATTGATGGAC